TGTTTGAGGATATTGATTTCTTAGCTAGTAAACTTCAAGAGGAGGAGATGTATGAAGAATTGAAGTTTGAACGACTACATCAAGACTTCTTAGAATCCTTACCATTAGAATTTAAAGAAATACTTAAATCGTTGTGGCAAAGCCATAAAAAACCCAACAGTGATTAGCTGTCAGGTGAGGGAGTTTAGTCTTACGACTATGGGGAAACTTTAATAGTTTCCTTTTTCATTTCTTATTATTGTTATTCTTTATTATTTGTATCAGGATTATCTACAACATCCTCACCATCCACTAAAGCATTATATAAACCAATACACCTGAAGAAGCATTCTTAGTCTATAAACAAGCTAAAGAAGCTTATATTAAAGATGTAGCTAACAAGTGGAAAGATAAGATTGACCCAAGAGCTTATAACGCTTTAATGAATTACCAAGTTGAGATTACAGATTAGAGGGCTTTTGCCCTCTTTTGTTATTTCTTAGCTTTAACGTAATCAATCATCACTTCTGCTACTGCTTTAGCTGCAACCCAGTAACGAGATTCAAAAGCTTCTAAGTCTTTAGTTGAGCTGATGAAACCAAGCTCTCCGATAAGACCACCTTTGCTTACAAATAACAATTTACCACGAGCCGATTCTGACTGATCTATCCACCCGCCCTGTCCTCGTAACTTCAACCCAAAAGCTTGCGCCACAACAGATGAAATCTTTTGAGCTAATACTTTGTCTTTAGGTAAAGCAATTGTCTCTACACCTGTAGCAGCAGGATTACTTGATGCGTTTAGATGCCATTCAATACTCAGATCAGCACCATCAATCAGATTAGCAGCCTCGTTCAGGCTTAGGTTTGTTTTTCCATAGCCGTCTGTACGTGTGATAATACTCTTATCTTGTTGTAGGTAGTGCAATACAGCATTACGGAATTTAACTGCTAAATCTGCCTCTTTAATTAACTTACCGTCTTTCTTTGTAACAGCTCCACTATCTTTATCTGAATGTCCACTTGTATTCGTAATAATATAAGTTTTATTTGTCATTTCATTTCCTCTAAATTAATCTTTTATTAATCATCAAAACCTAATTTCTTACTAATCCATTGACTAATAACATTAGTACCTTTAAAACCTAAGAATCCTCCAATCAATACACCTAACTCAGCAGGGAGGTTTAACCATGTTAATGCAAAGTAAACCCCATAAGAGAATAAACTACACATCAAAGATTCTAGCCAATCAACATTACCGTTAGCTTTAGCTGTACGGAATACTGCCATTAAGAAAGCAGTTAGGACTGTTGCAGGCAGAAACCAATATTCAACAATAACTTTCCAAAAGTCATTTAAGTTCTCTTGCATACCTCACTCCGAAATAATAAAATTGTTATACAAGAGAACTCTCCCAAATAGTATCGACTTGTTCATCTGTTAAACCTAAAGCAATACGTGCTTGATCAATGAAAGGGTCAGTACGACTAAAGAATGTTGCTCGATTATAAGCAATACGAAGCTCGAATTTGTCTTTAATTAACTCTTGTACTGCATCGTACAATCCTGCGTTATTGAGTTTAATATCAAATTCGATAGGGGTTAGACGTGGCATAGACTGACGCTGAAGTTGTAATAATTTATCTTGGTCTACTTCAACATTAAAAACACCGTCAAGGTCAACAAGTAACCATGCTGGCTGAGTGTCCATGCTTGGTAGTGATGGAACTTCTATCAGCTCTGTCGTATCAACCTGATCATTAAGTGGAATAACAACATGAATCTCCCCATCAATAACTTGAATATATGAACTCATTGCGTAACTCCTATATGTAACCATTGTGGAGTAATTGCTGTACCTACTGCATTGAATGTTCGTACTGTTAAGGATGTTGGCGATGTAATTGCTTCAGGTTGGACTATAACAAGAGAATTATCAGTAGTTGTTGCTTGAATAAAAGGTATGAAGCTAGTGCCTGTGATACCTGATGCTGTGTTAATTGAGATTGTATAACGACCTACACTATTAATTGTTAAGCTATTTACGTTGTAATTATTTTTGATTACATAATATAAAGTACACTGCTGATTAGAAGTAGGGCCTTTACCAAGTTCTGGAGATATGAAGGTAAAAGTATTAGTATCCACAACTGACGTAACAGTTACAGTATTGGTTACACGTTGATTAGTAACAAACGCATAATTAATGCTGATTACATCACCAGCGGCTATTTCGTTATTAGCGTTTAGTATTTCAATAGGCTCTTTCATATCAGGTACTTTGTAGTCATAGATAAGCCAGAAAGCTATTAGACCTATAATAAACAGATTACCTAAGATGATTAGAGATGCTAAGATGTGTATAAACTTTCTCATTTTGTAAGTACCAATCCCATTAAAGCTGTTATTAAAGCTGCACCAGCTATCGTTATTAAGCCGTATACAAACTTCTTTAGTGGTGCTACTTCTGACTCGAAGACCTGTATGCGTAAGTAGGTTTTATCTACCTTATCTTCAAGTTGCTCATCTCTTGCAACTAACTCCTTTCGTAGCTCATTTATTGCTTGGTAGATTTCGAGGTTTGATATATCTGTATTTTTTGACATCATAAAATCCTATAATTTTAATTATATACTTACCAAAAATCCACTTATATTCGTAAACACGCCACCAACAATATAAAATTGACTACTTTCATTAGTATCAGCAGTAGCACGTATCTTAATAGTTTTACCAGCCGTTAAATAACTTGTATTAACAATTGTATTATCATGTAATACAAACCTACCTGTGTCATAAACATAGTGTCTTGATGTATCAAACGAGCTAGCTAAATCAATATCGTATAAAAACACTTCGCTACTCCATAAGTATTTTGTACCGCTACCAGCATTATTAGTAGATATTCTAACCTTAATATTAAATTGGTAGTACCCCGTAATTGGTACGGTATAAATACCAGTAGAATTATCAAAATTATTATTAGTATCGAATCTTTCTGTATTAAATACTACATCAGAATATGCACCGTCATTTACAGCTGTATTAGCACTTTTATAGGCACTAAACATATATGGGTTTGTATGTTTAGAAGAATCAATCGAATCAGCAAAATTTGCGTTAATTTCAGTACTTCTTATAACAGTGTTTGGCGTAAAAATAATCATTTTATTATGCCTTAACTGCCATCATTATCATACTTCTATTTCTTATTGTGCAATTAACAGCTGTTGATACACCACCCTGAAATACATAAGTGCTACCAGCATTTAGACTTATAGTGAAATTTATATGATGAGCATTCCATGAAGCTGCTATATTTCCTATTCCAGTTGTTAACAATGTCCATGCACCACCATTAACTGTGTAAACTATTGCTGGGTCAAATTCTACTGCTCCAGCACCATGATTGGCTGAATAATATAGCATTAAAATAGCTGTCATATTTATTGGTGGTGTATATGTTATATCTGTATTATTTATTCTATTTGTTGTTGGTGTCCAATCATTTACTCTTGTTTGTGTGTAGTCACCGGCAGCAGAATTTATTCTAATAACTGGGAGCACAATCTCTGCAAAGTTAGCATTTACCTCGGTGCTTCTTATAACTGTGTTGGGGGTGAATATGACCATTATTGATACGCCTTAAATCTACAATTATCTAATGAGTACCAAGCATTATTGCCAGTATGAGTTATAACTTTGCCGTCTACATCAACATCTAATCTGCCAATAGCAGTATTCGTGATATTGACCATTAATTCTCTTTTTTGGGGTCTATAGCCAGCAGGTAAAGTAAAGCAAGCTGAACTTACCCCAATCGAACCACTTTTAATTAAACCTTTAAGCCACACAAAACCGTTAGCATCTTTTCTGAACGCACAAGAGTTATAAGAAGTATCGTAATTTACCCAGCTATTTTGAAACGCCGGAGCTGTTCCACCACTGCCAACTTCAATCCAGCTAGTGTCTGGCACGGTTAAATAATCAGTCATTGTTTTAAGTTCAGCAAAATTACTATTTACTTCTGAACTTTTAATTAAGGTGTTTGGTGTAAATATAAAAATTATGCTACCCTCCTATCTGGTTTATGACCCCAGACTATACCTTTCGGCATTTTCTTTTTATTGGTAACATAATAATGGCAAGCCATACATAAAGTACGACAATTATTAACATCAAATCTTAATTCAGGATATTTTGC